GGAATCGATATATCAGAGATCGATAACGCACGAACACAATGCATCATTGGCGTGATCAATAAAATGTTTGCTCCCTTGTGCATTCCCGTCGAACTGACGTTTAATCACAAAGAAAGCATAGCCATAACTTGTCGACAACCAAACGCAATAGGCTGTACGCTTATACATAACAACACCGCATACGTATACACCACGATTAACGCGGAAAATAAGCCGTTGCAAATATATTCAGATGGCACCGAGGGTGATATTTATGTCCACGAACTGACACATGTGCAGTCGTATTGCGTGACCGGTGATGTCGATAGTAACCACAAACTCTTAATATGGGCCGATGACTTAATGCGAAAAATAAGCCTAGCAAAACAACTTGCAAAAGACGCCGGCTGTTACAAGAAATAAAGGATACCATGGGGACTAATCAATTAGATGTTCTGCGACCTAAAGACTCCACGGACCAATGGCACACGCCGCAATGGGTGATCGATAAATCAAGGGCAGTATTAGGCGGAATTGGATTAGATCCGGCATCATCTGACATTGCCAATCAACGCGTAGGCGCTGCCGTATTTTACACCGCCTTAGATACCCCACTGCATCGTGATTGGTTTGGATCCGTGTTTGTTAACCCACCTGGCGGGAAAACAGGACGCACATTACCCAAAGCATTCTGGAACAAACTACTGGCTGAGATAGAGTTAGGCAACGTTCCACATGCCATATTCCTATCGTATCGGTTAGAGATGGTGCGCACTACGCAGCTTCGTTGCAAACACTCGCTACTCGAATACCCTACGTGCATATTCTCCCGTCGTCTTGTATTCGTACGAGAAAACGGTGAAGAGGTTTGCGGGAACATGTCACCGTCGTGCATTACTTATGTTCCTGGTAGCATCAACAATACTAAATTATTTGTCAAAGAATTCGGAGACTCGGGCCTAATCATTGGATGAGGACAGTAAACAAATGAACATCGATAATCGTTTTATGGCCAAGGTTGATAAAGGTGATTCGTCTTCTTGTTGGCTGTGGATGGGTAGCCTAAATAACCAAGGTTACGGGCAGCTAGGTCGAAGACGCCACGGGAAACTTCTTCACTATCAGGCGCATAGGTATAGTTTTGAAATGCACAACGGACATATTCCCGATGGACTCTGCGTTCTTCATAAGTGTGATAGGCCACGATGTGTAAGACCTGACCACCTTTTTCTGGGCACGCGCGGCGACAATGCGAAAGACCGTGACCTGAAAGGACGCGTCCAACGCGGAGAGCAACATTATCGCGCTAAGTTGCTAGACGCGGACGTCACCTCTATCCGCACCTTCCTGACCTTAGGCGAGAAACAGAAAGATGTTGCGGAGTTCTTTGGCGTTGCACAACAGACTATTTCCAAAATTAAAAACGGAGAGACGTGGCGTTGGCAGATCGGTTAGTTCATCACCAACCTATAATGGACAAAAAGTATGGAAACAAATAAAAAACAAAAGCTAAAACGTAAAGACTTAGAGCATCGCATCGACACGCTTCAGCGCTTATTGCAATATAACGTGATGCTGATTGCGGCGTTGTCAGACGCAACGTTACCAAAAACACATGAAAATCACGGGGAAATCATGCGTTTTATAGACACTTTGGCATCACAAGTTGGGCTCGAACGAAAGCCTGTAATCATATGACAATAGACAGCAAGAGCGGTTACGATGTCTGGAGAGAAAACAATTTGTTTTTCGATACGTTGAATGAGTACTACTACGACGTTGACCATGGAGCATCGTTAGATGCATACGATAAGGATTTTTTATCCATGGTTTTGGACTGGGAAAAGTGGCGCGAGGAGCATATTAAGTGACGGAACACGCAAAACGTAAACCCACATATAGTTTATACGCAGTCAAAAAACGACCACGCGGCGAAAAGAATACGCGCGATGACTACACAAATATTTGCTCGATCTGGATTGATGACAAATACGACGCGAGTTTTAGGCCAGAATGTACATTGCAAAAGTTTGCTGATCTTTGGGACGAGGCATCAAAAGGGCAGTATAGTAGCGTCTATCTCAAGATTCGTGGTCTAAACTCAAGCGCCACGGCTGTATCAACAAATGAGGTCAAACACTATGCACAAGATATTATCAACGCTATCAGTCCCGCTAAAGATCCAGATTTTGGCGACGACGATGTTCCTTTTTAATTGCGCTGCGACAATTAAAACATCCACGTTAGATTATTATAAAGTCGCGCTGGTATCTGTCGATGAGGCCGTGAAAGCAGGCATGGAATACGAGGTGACTATGTTGCCTAAAACTTGTTACAAAGATGACGCGTGCATAGAACAACATCTACGTAAGTGGTTTATTGCGCTCTCTACAATCACCATAGCGTCTAAGTATTTGCAAACTGCATACGATAAGCAAAACACAGAAGATAGCATCAAGGCATTGGTATGCTCGGTATCCAAACTGCGCGAGGTCAACACACTCCTGTTATCTGCTCAAATGGCGCTACCAAAAGACTACCAATCATTTTTCATCTTTTTAGATTCGCAGGCTAAAGGCATGATATGCTTACCAGAACCACCCGCTACGCAGTCTTGATTTATAAATCACTCTGCGATTCAATTACATATTTATTTCGTCTCCTATTCAAACGTGATCCAGGACCGATTCATTTAATTACATATGTTACAAATGTTGACCGTAGTAGCAAATGCATAACGTTTGACAGCGCGCCATCGACTGAGAAGGAGAAACTATCATGAACCTATTTCATAAGCTAAGAGATAAATTTCTAAACCTGTTCGGCATAGACGATATGCTTGATGAGTTGTCCTCGACCGATACCGAAACGCAACTTGAAGAACTAAAGCGGCGTGATTCAGAGCGCGCTAAGTTCGAAACACGCATGCACGATCTGATCGATAAACAGCGATTTCTTGCGATTAAAGACGATAACGAAAAAACGAAAGTAAACTAATGCCCGCGATTGAGACAACCAAAGACACGTTAACACATTATGTGTTTTACACGTCCACCAACTCCGAAGGCAAGTCAGATGCAACTGGCGCATTTATCCCTGGCGCTACGAGATTCGCGCGCGTCAATTCGGGATGCAAGTTAGTGCCTGTAGATTGCAATCCGAAGCCATATTACCGATTGGATAAAGTGATGGATGCACTCGCTAGCAATACCAATCAACTTGATTCAATCACGTTTTTCTCGCACGGATGGAGAAACGGAATACAGCACGGAATAAACGTAACTAATATTAATGCCGACCCGTTGATCGCTAGAGCGTTGTCATACGCAAAGCACATCAATCTTTATTGCTGTCTTACAGCGTCAGATATAAAGAACGGTTTTGCTGCGGTATTAGCTGCAAAAACAGGGTCGCGTGTGTTTGCGCACGAAACCAAAGGGCACTCTTATCACAACCCGTATATCGCAATATTTGATCACGGTCGCGTGTGGCGGTCGTCGCCCGTTGACAGTGATGCAGGTTATACGTGGTTCGAATTCCGCAAGCGCATGAATGAAGATGGACAGTTTATCTTCAATGGCGTGTGGTCTCAAAAGCGCAAAGAGTTAGGTGATTTTGTAGAACCTAAAACAACAGAGGCGACAGCTTGAAAACAGTATATGGCGCAGTACTCAAAAAAGATGAGTCCGGTATTTTAGATGAGAACGGGCAATACCAGTTCACAATGCGACCTGGCAAGTGGTGACGTAAATATGGAGACAACATGATCATAACAATTTGCATACTATCGTCGGTTATCGTAACTGCATTTGCGTTATCCGTAATTGTTAGTCATCGCATTTCTGGTCTGGTAACTTCTTATAACCAATGCGTGTATATTTATGACAAAATAGACAAAACGTACGCGGAGTTTAGGGAGTTCGTCGAAGTTTGCCCGAAGATATACACAGCAGATGACCTTACCAAAGAAAATACAATCCTCGCCAATCGCATTAAGATGTATGAAGATGATATATCGTTGCTAAACGTAAAACGTGACGAACACCGGAAGATTGTAGAAGAGTTAATCTCTGAAATTGAGGCATCCAAAGTTGATGTCGAGAGTCGAAAGGGATCATATGAGGACCTACGTAAACAGGTTTTCAATCTGCGAGATGACACCATTGAGCGACTACGACGAACCGATACGACGCTTCACACGCTCCTGTCAGTTATTCGTGTTGATATTAAAAAGTAATTTATAAAACAATCATCACATGTTATTTAATCATGTGACTAGATTAACTATAGACAATAAATTAACGGAAAACGGAACCACCACGTTTTCCGGGGACACTGGCGGATCAAGAACCTACGTTATATTCTCGGTGCGCAACGATGATCCATCTGGCACACGATCGTACGATATCACATTCAGATTGTATACAAACACACCGTATATTTCAACCGAGATAACAACCCGCATCGACGCACGCGATATAGAGATATGGGCCGCAAATATCGTGTCACATAATTTTACCGTCGAGCAAATAGCTAGAAAAGTTCTAGGTTTGCCTTTGTACAAATCCGAGGATATTACTCCGGCTTTGTCGCCTCTTCCGAAGAAACCTTCGGAGGTTCCCGAGGATCCGTTTGATCTATCAACGAAGAAGACAAAGCCGCCTGAGGGTTGACAAAGGATACAGGCATTATGCTGTGTGACGGCACCGCTGCCTTAGTGCCATCTTTCAATTCTACAATCTCTGTTCCTGATGGTGGCTGAATCGTTAACTTTTGCCGTATTGGTTTTCCACCGATCGCAAACGGACTTGCGATGTTTGCCAGCGACTTTAACCATCTACCTGCCCAACCCGGTGTTAACTCACCACTCACCTTATCGGCGATTGGTTTGATAGCCCAAAATAATGCAGTGGCTGCGACAAAAAACTTCCCAATCGATTCAAACGTTTGTTGTATCGTATTGATTAGATCGTGGTTCATGGAACAGCTACCTTGCGATCACGCGACAAGTCTTCGACAATATACGCAATGGTATCCTTAAGCATGATGGTCATCGCATCTATCAATTTCGCATCTTTGCTTTCAACTGCTTTAACCAGCGACATTTCAGCAGAAAAATGGGCTGGTTTGTAGCTAAAGAATCGTTGGTATTCCGCGCCCTTCTTCGATCCTTCATCAACCTTTACCGCGACTGTATCCATTTCTGCAACAATCCAAGGGTAATCCTTTGCGTATACCGCTTGGACTTCTACGGCCTTTGCAACCATTTCGGTATCAGTGGGCGGAACTTCTTTCGGTGGATCTATAGGCACGGGATCAATCACCGGGTCTGGAACAGGATCGATAACCGGGTCTACTACCGGGTCTACTACAGGGTCTGCAACTGGATCAATCACTGGGTCTGCGATCGGATCTATCACCGCATCAACAGGTTTTGGATCTACTACAGGGTCAACGACCGCATCAACTGGTACTGCATCAACAATTACTTCGTCCGCCATTATGTTATCCCCGCTTTCGCTTTCATCCCGTTAATAATATAGTTAAAATCTGTACCACTCAACGCAGATCCGCCGCTATCTACGACGATAAAATCACCGTAGGTACCGTTAAGTGATCCCGATGCTTTCGATCCAAGCCATAACTCCGACGCTGGCCAACCAAGCGCACCCCCTGGAACCTCGGTGTAAAATTGCGTACCATCTTTATACGCTGTCCATTCTCCGGTCTGGTTATAAATTGTATAGACAAACGCTGTAGTAGCAGGCGCTATTACTGATCCATCAAACCCGCGTCCTAATGTACGTCCGAACGCATCGTAACAATATCCGTTTAGATAAGGCGCAACAGTACCGTATGTCGTCGGATCAAATTCGCACATAGTGTTAACGCCCGTTGTTGGCTGCGTTGGATACACTACAGTTGCAAATAGATATCGTCCACCCGTGCTGCTAAATGTACCGGTATACGACATACGGCGTGATGATGTACTTACTAGCCCCGGTGTCCCGTTGATCGCAGTCGCAGAATATACGTACATTTGCGCAGTATCGGCCTGCACAAAATTAAAACCGGACGCGGATTGATCATCCCATTGCGATACTTGGTTCGATCCATTCATTGTTACGCCCTGCGATGGATCAAGCCACAACAACACAGTACCCGTTGTGATCGTACGCGGATCCCACGACGCAGCAGAACCGCCTGCATCTTGGAACACAGGTCCCGTTTTTAATATGGGACCATTGGGCTGTGGTGATCCTATTATTTGCGATATCGCGCTCGTAAACATCATTATTTTCCTGTAGAAAATCCTGACATCGTCACCGCCACTGCGGGCGTTCCCGCTGCTGCTTTGACTTGCGCGCGAATATATTTAGCCGACCCCACAAACAATACCGCGCTGCGCGTCACCTTGTCGTTTAGGGCCGCTGCTACCGGGGTCGTAAGCACGACGTTATAATAACCAGGGACCGCAAACCCAAAGTTACCATATGCTGCGCTTGTCGGTGGAGTGCCGATAGACTGCGATGTTAGCGTTCCATCTTGCGCCGTTAGCGGTTTCCATACGCGGGATGCAGTAGGCGTTGATAAATCATCTTTGGTAATTTCCAGAACTACCATGGCCTGATCCGATGCTGCACCAGCTATCATATCAATTTCGACCTCGACCCAATCGAGCGATGAGCACGCAAACGCTGTTGATGCCACGTAGCTAGATGTAGATGCTGCTGATGCGCGTACGATGCTTTTATTTGTTTTTGCCATTGCCGTTCCCCTATTTGTTTGATAACCGTTGCGCACCCGTTTGTGCACTACTTACAATTCGTTTTCTCGCGGTTTCCGTTCCTTTGCGACCCGGACCACCTTGCGCGTTTTGCTTCTGTCCTTGAGATACATATCCACTAGCTCTAGACAAAAATCCGGGAGTCATGGATTTCGTAAGAGGGACTCCGAGAGCGTAACTCAAACTGACTTTTCGCTTTTCGTTTAGCTTGCCCTTGGGCTGCGCTGCCACAAGCATCATAGCGATTTGCTGTATCGATGCATACATATTTGGGTATACCGTCTTGACCGCCTCGACGGTCTCCGGCTGCACATCACCATTTTGTATTTGCTCAAGCAGTGTCATCGGCCGAGATACCGCTTGCTCGTACTTGTTATACTTTGCCTTGTCCGTGCGTGATATTGCAGGCTGTTCAAGTCCCGTAGGACCTAGTGTTTCTGGCGGCAACTTGCTATTTAAAAACTCGGTGGCGCGTTGCGCGACTGTGCCAAGCATGGCCGTAGTAGCAGGAGCTGCGCCCGAAAGGTGCTTGGTGTTCTCTGACACCGTATTCATTAGCTTCTGATTATCGCTAGCTAACGCCCGAATTTGTTCGGCTCTCTGCGTAAACTCGTCACCATGTGATTCTTTTGCTGCGCCATACTCGGCGCCCATGCGTCCAGCACGACCGATGGTGTTACCAAGCGATTTTGCAATCTGCCAATCTACACTATTTGTAATCTGCTCCATCGCAGCGCCACGTGATAACTTATCAAGCGCCGTTGCGACGTATCCACGACCTTGTTCACGTGCAAACTTTGATGCGTACGTTGTGCCATAACCGAGTATTGCTCCAGGTATGCCCATGGTTGCTGCGCCCGCGACCGTCCCAGCGCCACCCATCACGCGATCAAGCAGTCCAAACTTGCTAACTGCTGCTTGCTGCCTGCTAAACGTGTCTTCTGCAGCATCTTTGATATGCGCAAACGCTTCGTATCGCGTGTTTAGATTACGTAACTGCTCGCCAGCATTCTCGCCAAACTCTGTCGATATTTTATCCGCTGCTTTTTTGTATTCGTCCGAGAGTATCCCGCGTATCTGTTTTTTCGCGTCGTTGATTAGCGGTGATATTGTTTTATCAAACTTGGTATTCGCATCGAGCCTAACGCGGTCTGTATGCAGCTTTGCAAGACTCATCTCGCTTTTTAGTATCTCTGCATTTCTAAGTACATCTTCAGCTGTTTTAGTGCGTGTTTTTACACCAAAACTTTCGATGTATCCTTTTACTTCACGTTTTACCGCGCGAGCCGTAGCCGCGTCGAACGAACTCTTTTCTAGTTTACCTATAACCTCGTCATCGATCCTATTTACAACGTGCTCAATGGTTGGAGCAAAGCCTTTGCCGCCCGATTCAATCGACGCCACGTTGAGCGCATCAATCTTTTTGTTTATGTCTCCAAGCTGCGGGCCTATCTCATCGAGCTTGTCTTGCGCGCCCTTGTAAATCGACTCAACGTTTTTACCCGCGCCAGTTACGTTTTCGTCGAGCGCAATGCGGCCATACTTAATCTTTTGAGCATCATCAATAGCGCCGGATAATCGCTTATTGGGTAGCGTCGACTGCCACGACTCCATGGCCGCTAGATCGTCAAGCTTCCCGACTTTCCCAAGTAGCTTTTTGGCGGCGTCTTTACCAGCTCGACCCGCTGCGCTAAGACCCGCTCCAGCAACCGTTGCGCCAGCACCGACAAGCCCGCCAGTTAGTGCGCCATACCCGACACTCGCCGCAAGTTTTTCGGCTGTTAGCTCGGATTCTCCGATGACATCCTCTTCCACCGCTTGCGCCGCGCCCATAAGCGCACCTTCTGCGGCTGCCCCTAGTCCATGCGATAACGCGCGACCAGCGAGTGACGTTGCTCCAGTACCAAGTGCCTTATTAACAACCGCAGTTGTTGCGCGACCTGCCGCACTAATTCCGCGTGGGACAGCTCCCGCGACGCGCGCCGTAGCGGCTCCTGCTCTTGCCAATCTCGCAATTGTTGATGCGCCCTTTGCAGCGCGAGCAGCTGTAGCAGCCGCTCCGGCTACGGACGCCACACCTCCGGCTGCGCTAGCGGGAGCGGATGCACCGAGTGTTAATAGCGTCGGCAGGACAAAACCAGCAACATCACCCACGGTGCGCGCGGTAGGATTTGCTTCGCGCTGGCCTTGCTGTTCTTCTTGGGTTTCTAACCCAAGCCACTGCATGGCCTTCGAGTACATGCCAATCGATGGCATATCTAACGCGGCTTCAACACCTGTTCTTAACTCTCGATCACCATACTTTTTTTGTATCTCGTAATCGTGGATCTCTTTGGGCTCAGCCAACCGCACCGCGCCGCGATCGATATTATCCTGTAACTCGGTCTCCGGAACTGTTCCCAGTTCTCCGGTGTCGTTGATAACGATCGGTATGCGTTTTGGCTCAGCCATTACAGTCCTACTTTTACACCGGAACTAGGCGCAGTTTTACTCCTAAGATTAATCGACGTTGCATGTTCTTTGACCATGTTTTGCACGATTTCCTTGGCCCTGCGGATATTCCCACCTTTTTGCACAAAAGACATTGGGTCTGTTAAGAAGTCGTCAACCATGGCGCGGTCACCTTCCGATAATGCTCCAAATGCAACTTGCGGTAGTCCTTTGTACAACGCTCCAGCAAATGACCTAATCTGAGTCGATTTGGTTTTTAGATTTGAATATAACCCTGGTACTTTAGCCGCTCCGCGTTCAAGGAAGTTCGTACCTTCTGCGAGTTTTTCCATGTCATCAATGGCTTTGATGGTAGCTTGGTAAGTTGGCAATGCTTCCCTAAAACGTCGTGCATCCGGCTCACTTGGCGCTTGTCCTTCGTAGCCAGTGACCGACATCGCCTTTGCATCCTTGCCCTTTTCGTATTCGAACTTCTCCCGTTGCAGCTGCTCGCCTGCCGTAAGCCCGCCTGTAGCCTGATCCTTTTGATACTGTAAATATTGCGCTGGCGTTACGTGCATCTTGCCAAACGGCGTAGCAACCCACGGGCGCTCTTTCACGCCTTGCGATGCTGCTTGTGCATTCTTCTGAGCCATGACCTCTTTGTTCGTCATGATTTGCTGATTGATGTTCGCGAGAACTTCTTTGGCTTTTTCTTTAAGCTCAACGTTCTTAGTGCGATTCGCCACTTCTTCGATCTTAAGCTTGGCGCCCTCTAAGTACTGCGATGAGGCTAACGTTTTCTGGTCGTCAATATCCGAAATCATTTGTTTCTTCATATCGCTGGATATCTTTAGACCGGAAACATATTCTTTTTTGCGCTCTATGTTTGCATTCTGGACTTGTATATTTTTTTCCATCATCGCAATTACAGGTGCCGCCGAGTGGCTTATAAGCATGCCGAGAATTGCCACAAAACCATCTCCGACGTTCTCAAACCCGCCAGATACTTTTGCGTTCCGTACCTCTTCTAGTGCTGCGTCGTGCTTTGCTATTGTCGCCTCGTACGCTCTTGTGCCTGCTTCTCTTTGCTCGTCTAACTTAGCTTGTCTATCTGCTATTTGTTTCTGCGTATCTCCATAGATTTTAGATATCTCACCATAACCTTCACCTTGCCCTTCAATCCCTGCTACTTTGGCTTCTTTCTCCACTTGCTGTTCATTGATCACCGCTTGCTGATAATCTTTTGTACGCTGTGGAACGCCGCCGCCACCCGTGCGCACGTAGTCAATGCCGCCAGTAATAGGCTGATCTGGCACAACTTGTATTTGTGGTTGCTCTTGTGGCTGACGTTGTAACTGCGCAGGCTCTTGCGCAGTTGGCGCAACCATGGCCGCAGGTTCTGGAGCACCACGCCACATGGGCTCACCACGATCTGCTGTATACGGTGTAGCTGATACAACATCCGGAGAAGGTGTTGGCGCTGGAACCGTTGATTGCAACTCTTCTGGCCGCACCGGTGCAGACATTAAACCAGGCGCGTCTTGCGGTGTTTCGTATAGCTTTTCGGGCGCTGATTCCATTACTGGAGGCGCAACCGACATAACTTCAGGCGTGTACTGCAGCGCCTTTTTTTGTTGATCTGGATTCAGAAGGTTAAAATCTACGTATAGATCACCCCCTGCCTTGGTTTTTACCTTTTGGATATTGGGTCTTGGATCAGCCATTACATTATCCCACCAGGTCGCTTTTTAAGCGCCTGAGCATACTGCATCATTTCGCGTCCATATCGTGCTGCATCTTGCGGTACATACGGCGGATTTTGTTCAAATAACTGCATCGCTGGTTGCCTATCCATTCGCTTATTCTCGGCACCAATCACGTTGAATAGATTCTTTGCATCGGATGGACTTAGAGTTTGCCCGCCTTGATACTTTTTCTTCGGGCTGAAAAACTGTGTTCCTGGAACGTTATCATCTACAAGTACCGTGCTACCGTTTGTCTTGATTGACACACCATCCGGTGCCGGGATGATCGGGCCGTTAGATATATCATCACGCCTAACCTTGCCGGATTCGTCTAAGTATCTACCAAGCTCAGCGCTATGTTCCTTAGATGCTTTTACCGCAGCAGGAATTGATTTGTATGACGCAAACTTCTGACCGCTTTTCAGCGCAGCCGTTACAGCGTCTCGATCACCAAGCGATTTCATACCCCAGATGCTCGGTATGTTCGTAGGCTTCCCTCCGTTTAGGCGCGGGTCCGTTACTGTAATACCCATTTCTGTTGCAACGTCACCTGATGGAGTGCGCAATATCGGTCTACCAGTCAGCGGATGGTTTTCGCCCGTTGCAATCAACGATTGTCTATCGTCGCTGCTTATGGCTCCAACGCCCGTTTTATTCTCCAACTCCTTGATGCGATTTGCTTGCTCTGATGCATTCGCAAGTAATGCAGATACTGCTGCATTTGGATCAATCGTTTTTACATTCTGGCCTTTGAACGATTTTGTTTGGACAATCGTTTTACCAACAGGGGTGTGTTCCAAATCTTGTGCGATTACTCCAACTCTACCACCAGGCGGACCGTATCCTTTTTTATAGTCAAATGTAACAGGTGTAACCTCTGACAGTTGGTCCGAAACAGAATCTACATGGCCTATGTTTTTCTTTGCGCGCTCGTCTGATACCAGAGACGCAATTGTTCCTACAAGGCCCAATAGCCCATCATCGCTTTTTTTCTCTGGTAGCGTTTGTGGTAAATTCGAACCTCCATAGGTATTCGATGCCGATGACATTTTACTAAATGGTTCAATCGCGGAACTTATACCTGACGTTACTCCGAAAGCGTTAGATATCGAGTTAAACGCAGAGTTGCCAACGGGTTGTATATTTTCCTTTGCCTTCTCATCTGAGATTTTACCCAACACCGAACCCTGTAACAGATCCATCGCGCTTTTGTCTGATTGTATCTTGGCCGCGCTAGCCTGCGCTTCTCTTGCCATTTGCAGGTCGTTGTTCATTTTAACGTTTGACAGCTCCATCTGTTTGTTTGCGATGTCTCCGCCCTGCATCAACTGAGAATAACCCATCGTATTTTGCCTAACGCTATTAGCGGCCGCATCGTTAGCGGCTGATTGGTTAAGCGCATACTGTCCATAGGCTCCGCGCGCACCGGCCATCTCTTGCGCGCGCATTGCTGCGCCTTGACCTGCTAGGTTTTGTTGACCTTCCATAGTTTTTCCAGCTAGATCGGCTTGCTGGCTAGCGTTTTGAAACATCGCCGCGCGCGCCAATGCAGGGTTGTAACTGCGGGCAGAGTTAACCATAGATTGATTTTGGTTAAACATTTGGTTGCCTTGGCGGCGTGCAACATTCTCAAGATTTTTAGATTCATTTTGCAACATTAATTGCGCTTGGCTTGGCGCTTTTCCTTCAGCGGCATCACGCATTAGGTTATATGCGTTTTGATCTATCTGCCTGTTGTCATACTTTTTTAATTCTTCTTGCGATCCTTGTCGGAACTGGTCCGCTTGCAAAGACTTATCAACACCCTGCTGTTGTTGAGCCATCGCCGCTTGACTGTTTTTTGTTCGCTCTTGCGTCATCTGGGATATTTGTCTACCCAGATCTTTACTGTTTGGATCTATTCCCCATTCCTGGAGTTGTCGCGCAATATTTGGATCGCTGTTTTTACCAAAAAAACGCGCCTGAAAATCTTTGTTTTTCGCTCCTGCAGCAAGAGATTTGTTTACCTCGTATGCAAGCGAATCTAATGTTTTTTGTTGCGTTGCTTGTTGTTGCGCGAACGTGGCATAGTTAGATTTTAACTGTCTATAGTCGCTTGCGGCATATGGATCTACTGGAGCGTAATCTTTTCGGTTCGTGGAAACCTGACCACCATATACAATAGATGGATTCTGTGGAGTTGGTAGTTGTGCATACTGATTTGGGTTTTGTTTTATATATCCTTGGTCCGCCATAACTACCCCTATACGTTTGCTGTCTTTGTTTGTGGCAAGCGCGCGGCGCCGCCTCGTTGTGCAATCTCTATCGTCATGCCTGATAGCTTCGCTCCCATCGTCGCAGTGGCGGATGAATCCATACCTATGCGCACCTCGATTGATAGCGATTGCATTTTTTGTGTTGCAGTTCTCGTTCGAAACTGTATTGGAACACCGATCGTGTAACCTTGATTGTATTGCGCGGTGAATGTACTAGATTCAACTAATGTATCGTTGAAGTCACGATATAGATTTAACGTTGTTTGATGCAAGCTACCAGCTACAGATAACATCGAATCTAGAAGACATACGATCCTACGTACACGCGTCAATGACTGTTGCGAACCAAAGTTTAGCCAACCAGTGCGAACGTATGCATACCAAGTTACTGCTGCGCCATCAAAACGCGTGTCTGTATATAGCGTGTTTGACTCGGTTGCTACGCTTGGGTAGTTGTTATAGATGTATATCCCGTAGTACAGCTTATCTGTACCAGATGGTGCGCAAATTCCAGATATATATGAACATACGTCATTTTTCCAAATCGCCCATGTTTGGTGCGTCCTGTCATATACCAAAAGCCTAGCTGTGCCGGTTGATGCTATCGTTTGTGCAACGGTCCCGCTATACACGGAGAAGACTACATGACTACGATTACTTGTTTCGATGTTCGACGCAGCGATAAAATCATATCCTGCAAATGGGGAGATTGGTTGACCAATGTTTGCAATCTGACCCTGTGAAAATAATTGCGGGCCATTATCGCTTACAAACCAAATACCATCTGTCGTTTGAGTCGTAGCCCTAGGCCATTTGCATCCGACAGATTGGCTAACTGGTTGCCACTCGGAAAAGTTAGCGCCTTGACCAAGGTCATTCGCTGGCTGTCCTGATGATATGTATGTTGCAGTCTTTTTAAACGCCACAAGCAATTGATCTTTGGCTTTTATCTGAACGATATCTCCACCGAGATCATTTATTAAAAGCTCATTGAATACGCTAAGCTCAGCTGCTTCATCCTGCGAATATGATTTGCTGTATAAGATCCTATTGCTTTCACTATCAATAACGAACACCCGGTTTTGGTAGCTACAAATAGCGCTGACGCTCGGCCACATGTCATTCTCTAACGCGCCACCGGTCGTATACAACGTTCGCCTAGCTGATATCGTGGCATCAGAATCAGCGAGGATGACCGTTACACTGTTATTCCAAGGATTGTTATCAATTTCATATGCTAGGTAATATGTGTATGCATCTGATGCAGTTGTTCGATAGACGCATAGTCTAACGGGAACGCCAGATACTTCTTTGCCAGTTAGTGTCAGCGTTTTCAAAGTTAATGTAACGCGCAGATTTCCCGCAGAAGGCGTTAATGTGACAGGTGACGCCGGTCGCGATCGATGAACGCGACCCTTCGCATCATACCATTCGTAGCAATATGTTATATTTAATGCCGATGCTGGCAGTCCCGCACCGGCAGATAGCACCGCGCCCTGAAAATGTGGCGTATGATGATAACCGGCCTCGAATATCCTTTCGCCATCATATATGGATGGCGCTGCGCCTGTTAAGAATAAATGATCTGTGTTTTCAAAACATTGATATGAAGATTTATTCCTATTATCTAAATTTATAAATAAATGCCTAAATTGATAATTATAGACATATCCGGTTAGAAATCGTTCTGTGAAGCACAGCTGAACATATCCACCGGTTCCATCAGTATTACCAACATAGTTCGCCCCTGAAGCATTGTATACATAGACGTCGTAGCAATAGTTAATATAAGTAGCTCGATCGCTACGTTCTAGCCCGTACTTTGCAATAACACGGGGGACATATCGATTTGTTTGGAGCGAAACAGTCGCCACTGTTTCATATTCATACAAAACAATCTTGCTGTTTTTTTTCCCGACGGCATCGCCACCAGTGGTTACATAATTGCGGTCCTCCAATACAACACATGGGCATCCATCAATTAAAAATCCACGTGACGATACTATTTGATTATAAACAGTATAGCGCGCAGACGATGATATCTCCGCTCCACTGGATGCGTTGAAGCACGACGATATTGTGGCATGGGGAGACGTCGCGCTCGCGGCGCTGCGCCCCGATATCCATATCCTAACGTATGTCGACCCTGATGTTGTATCTTCAGACAAAGCGCATTCAAGTACGCTTGGATCATATGTTGCGGTAAAGGTCGCAACAATGGCTGTGGCCGCGAAGAGCGTCGCGCTAAGTGACGTGTTGAATCCAACTATGTATGACGCATTGGCAATATTATAGACAACATAATATCCAGAACCTGCAATGTATTTTAGACGCATCGAATACGGGATTACCGCAGCGCCGCTTGATCTCGTTGCGCCAGCTCCACCAGTAGATGTATACGTTATTACTGTAAGCGTTGGTGCAAGATCCATATATGCTAGCGAAAAAGGAGTTGCTGCCGACGTTGTTTGATCCCCGTGTAAATCCCAGTTCCCAGCAGATGCTGTGAATACGTTTGTAACCGTAACAGTTGACGAAATTGTCGGTGCGCCGGTTGCAAAAGAACTAATCGGTAAAAACGATATATTAATCTGAGTATTGAAATTTGTCTCATCCGGATATGCTAACGCAACGGCTGTTTCGGATGGAGCGATAACCAAAGCCGGTGTGCCAGTCTTTGTCGAGTTTGTTGTTGATGCACGGTCTACGACAAACAGGTTTACAACTTGTTCATTTGTATTGACGTCCCAAACATCAATGCATACTTCGTTGTACGTTGTTTTACTTCGCAAGCATGGGCGGACATAGTAGTTCCCGACGCGCACGATGCCGTAATGATATCGAATATCCACGTTCGTTGAATCCGCGACGAATGAAGACCCTGGCCCTTGCTCGATTGCATGAGGGAAATGAAATCCTTGGTACGTCTGAACTGAATTTGATATCGCTGAATCGTGCGATAATACTCGATGTTTATGATGACTGAGCACCTGCGATTTATAACTGTAAAGCGCGGGTGGAGAGTCCGAAACCGTGGTTCCAGTCGCACCGATGGAATCATTGGCATAGTAACCCTGCTCGCCCTTATCGCGATATGTTTGCCCATCGAACGCGCGAATTCCAGGGCGTCGATCATATCTGCCTGGAGCAGATACAATGACATTCTCCATCCGAATGAGATTGGGTGCTTGCACGTCCATTTCATCGGAATGCATGTCAAGCTTTCCGTTCATTGGGAAATCCTGGACGCCGTACTGTATCGCCATCAAAACACCCAAATCGTGACGGTGCATGCAACTGATGCACGGATATTAATAAACAGAGACGTGTCGGCAAGAGTTGGCTGATCGCCATGCGTTAGCAAATAGTTGCTAGACTTAACAACAATGTAACCTTTGTACGCACGCCCAAGTTTATGTGTGATGCTGTTACCATTTGCTCCAGTAACCAGCGCTTGATCGGCTATCAACACACCGTCGATGATTTCTTTGCTACCGAGCCAATTGCTTTGGTTTAGGAGCGAGTCGCCAATACGGTCGATGTCTTGATTTCCCGTGCGAATTTTTGTGATCGGTGGGATAGCCATTAATAGTAACGCCTCCATCCGTCGCGCTGAACATCGCGCACCGTTAGCACTTTATACCTATCTCGATTATTGCGGCATCGAGCAATGCGCTCCATCGCTTCTTGCTTTTCGCTCATAAATACCGATATGTCTGCCTCTTCTTTTGAGCCACCTTTGCAGCAGACATCGGCGATAATGTAATCGTCCCATCCGTTTACAGCATCGACTGTAGACGAGTCCGATGAATATCCCACAAACGGCGGGATATACCAAATCTCGCACGTGTACACCGCTTGAGGCGTAGGGCAAAATCTAAGTGTGTCACCGAATACGCAGTAAGACACATCCGATGGATCAAGCGTTGAAGACCATCCGATTGAGTTTGCAACGCGCGCAGAGTAGGTGACTGCATCATCGAGCCCAATCTTTGACATCGATAATCTATTCGACCCGTTGACTAGGTATATACCGCGAAGCTTATAAAATTGATTACTACCGCATATTGTGTTCAGCGCGTAATCGCTTGTGCCAGCAACCGTTACAAATGTTGTCTTCGCGGTGTAGTAATCCTCGCCTCGCGCATCAACAAGCAAGTCGTAGAGTTTACGGGTGGAGTTATCGATCCACCCGTTGAACTCCGTATCTGTGATAAACGTAGAGCCGACCATGTCCAGGCGCTCCCGGATCGTCGTCAGTATCGTTAGTCGCGTTACGCTATCACTCATTAATCCTCGCTACATTGTTCTACTAAGTCCTTGAATGCTTCATATGCTTTCTTTGCGTCGCCTTTTTCAGCGGCATCTAGATATGCTTGCATTAGTTCTGGGCCGTACTCCGCAGAGTCTTCCTCTTCGTCATCGCCCATTTCTTCTTTCATGCCTTTTCCCTTGCCCTTAAAGAGCAAGAGAGCGGCTGCGTTTTTGATATGATCTTTCATTAGCTTGGCCTTACGCCTTTTCTGAGCGCCAAACAAAAATCAATGCGATTGGTGGCGGCTGCGGCAATGTCTGCAGCTGCGGCCGCAATGTCTGTTGCGGTTATCGTAACCGTGCCAGTGGTGCTTAGTGTATGGGTCGTCATACACGCTGTCGCTCCGGTAGGGGTTCCCATGTGTACTTTTACATCGCAATACACGATTTCATACCAGGGTGGAGTTTTTGAAAGCGTGATAACAAACACGCCTACACCGGTTCGTGCGACGCTGAACCCTTTTCCTTTGAGTGATGTTGATGCCACGGCACTTGAACCATTTGGCGCGAAGCTACCGTAGACCATACTGATTGCGTTTGTGCGTGATTTTAATCCGAAAAACATAATTTTAATCCTTTGAAATAGGCGCCGGCCACACGGTGAGACAACAACAACACCGTGCAGCCAGCAAGTTAGAGTTATGCTGTTGGGATACCGTATGCAACACCGCAGTTGATTGGCTTGATAAGCTCGAACTGCAAGTATGTGCTCGTGCGCATTTCGTACGCGTCTTCGGTGGCCATCAAGAGCTGATCGCTACCCGACTCGTTGACGATGTCAGGGAATCGTCCGTTGACCATATTGACCTGGCAACTGTCCTTGGAGAGAGCAAACGCTTTTCCGGTGGGACATGCATAGTCAGCTACGACCGGCACGCCAAGAACTTCGAAGCCCTTGATGATCAACTCGTAGTTAGCTTTTACGTCCACGTAACGAATGTTATCCGATGCGGCGAGTCTGACAGCCTCTGCAACGCGTGGATGCGTGAAGATGATATCAGGATTACGTCCCGTTCCGGTCTGAATCTCTGTTACAAGCGCCTCGAGTGAGTCACGTGCATCGAGACCTTCTGTCGCAGCATCAACGCGCCACCCGGCAAGGTTGCGAGTATCGATGGTCCGATCGACGCCGTTGAACGAAGTCGATGTGACCGTGTTAGGAAGCCAACCCTCAAGGCCAGTGATAGCCAAGTTGGTAGATGCTTCTGCCGCGTCACCACCAACATACAGATAATCATTATCTGCAAACGAGGTGATCGCTGCAGCGCTGTTAAGCGTGATTGTCGATGTGGTGCGTCCTGGTAAGACTGCCGTGACGTAGGTTGAACCGGATCGTAGTGCGCCGCCGTCTGTGGCTGACGCTTCGATCACCATGCCAATATAAAAATTGACGTGGTCTGCTGCGTTAGACAATGTGATGACGTTGGTCGATGCTGATGCGCGTTGTCCGATCACGCCGGTACCTGACCGATAGATCTGACGGTGTGCTTTCCAGGCGACTGACTCGATCAAGCTATCAAATTTGCCTTTTGTAAGGTCAAAAAGAGCGCCCTTGGTAGACGCCGACTGAAGCATGATTTTTCGTCCCAATCGCTCCACGCCGTGAATGTCGATAGGCGACATACTGAAGCGCGATGGATTAGGTAGTTTGGCGTTTGCTTGCGCATCTGCAAAGGTGTTAGACACACCTGCTGAGAGCGTTGTTCCAACAGTCCGATACCAGACGTTTCCCGGTACGTTGTAACTGATTGGCATCCATGCCCATAATGGGCGATTCTTGAACATCTCCGTCATAACGGAAACTGGATCAAGCCATAGGTCTTTAAAGTATTTATCCGCTGTAGCGTAAACTGTAGTCATTGTAATTCCCCAAATCGTTTTGGGCTACAACCACTACAATGCTTATCTAGTACTCGTCGTTATCCATGTAGTATTTCTTAAGGATACGTGCGCGTTCTTGCATATCCGTGATTCCCTTTAGGCGATCATGGATATTCTTGGGCATTTGAGGGTTGTTAGCCTTGTTGCTAATTGTTTTAGCGATTTGCTTGGGCTTGCTTACAACTGACTCGTCTCGTTCTTCAGACTCTACACCTGCGTTATTGATCTCTCTCCAAAGCTCTGCATGGCTCTTAAGCTGGTTTCCAATGCGCGATTCTATCTCTTGCGCTACCTGATCAACTGTAACTGTAGGGTCTTCAGCATACGCGGCCTGTACAGCACGCCAAAGAACAGTACCATCATCTTGTTTTGCTAGCACGGGATATTTTGATTTATTTGCTTCTAGGTAATTTCTAGCGTTTGAGATAACTTCTCGCTCAGCGCGCGATGTACGTTCTTCCTTTAGTTCTTGTATTTCTGCTTTCGTTGCTGCGAGTTCTTCGGCGATTTGTTTATATACCTCGTCCTGCTTTGGAGCGGAAAGCTTACTAATGTCAAGCTTTCCCTCGATGGCTAGGTTAGTCATTTCGGAATACAGGGATGTTGGATCAGCGCCTAGGTTACGCAATAGTTCGATGTTATCGCCGCGTGATGCTGCATCCTTAGCGGCCTTTAGCGTCGCAAAGTTCTGCATCTCGCGATTGTACACGTCCATAAATTGTTGCTCGCGCAACTCGACCTCTTTCAAACGACGCGCTACTTCACGGTCTTTCTTCGCGATCCCCGATATTCGTTTTCGATATTCGTCTGCTGGATCTTCTTTTGCTTCTTCGACTGCTGGCGATTCCGCTTCTGCGGTTTCTTCTGCTTCTGCAACGGGCGGAGGCGTGTCTCTCTCCGCTACGAATGATCCCGTCGGGATATAATCTACTAACGCTGTTTCCGGCATGGGTTGTGATGCTGTGTTGTCTGTCATTACATCGGTCCTTGTAGTTGGTCAGGTTGTGGTGGCATGGGTTGCATGTTTGGATCCATCATACTTGGGTCCATCGGCATTCCTTCGGGTCCAATGGGAGGAATACCTTCAGGTTGAGGAGGCATTTGCTCTTGTGGTGGCGCTTCTGGTGGAGCAAGCAGAGACTCCAACTGAGCTACATAATCCCGCAGTAATTGGATGTTTTCTTCTGGCGCGCCATCAATTTCACCGCGTTTTATGGCTTGCACCGTGATTGGGATATACAATTCCTCGATGTAAGGCATAGAATAACGATCTGGTGGATCTGGCGTCTTCGCGTCATAGAGCGCTTCGTCAATCACCTGCAAGATATATTCTAGGGGAGCGTTTTCTAAGTTTGCCCAACTTGCAATGTCCGGTAAGTCTGCAAGAGTTTTTGCAAACCGTTGATCAATCCATCCGCGATCAGCAAGTTCGAACAGTCTATCGAGTTTGCTAGACGGCGTTGCGCCGAGTGCGTTGACTGGATATGGGAGCAACGTGAGTTGGTTTTCGTCGATGTGGATGTCTGACCATTTGATTGATCGTAGGAATTGCCCGTCTTGCGTTTTGGTCTGAACATCTACGCCGCTTCTGCGCATGCGCTCGGCGCACCTGATGATGTTACGGTCAATCTCCACGCTAAACCTATCCCACTCATCGCTTATGCCTGATAAGCGCATCGATGCGTGATCAACATACTCGCGCATGGCCGTACCAGAGTTCAGCCCCGGTGGCTTTACGCCCGTGGAAAAGGCTGTATCTAAGCCAAAATGCGCGAAAGCTCTCGTTCGATATTTTGCGATCGATTCGTCGTATTCTCGGTTAGTGCTTGGTGCGATGACATATTTAGGTTCATCGCCAGTGTACTTGTATATTGCGCCAATTTCGTTCGTTAGGTTCTCGGGATCAATCTCGCAATTCGCAGGTAACAACACCTGCGGAACACCAAACTTTTTATTCGCTTCGTAGTTTCTAAGCTGCAAACGCGAACACTCGAGTTGCAATGGGTATACGGTTTCAGATACGCTCGTACCCCAAAATCCCGCCACGGGTTTCTCCACCCATGCGAATGCGAACGGTGGGTGTTTATCTTCCCACACTTCATCAGTAATAGGTTCACCGTCCTCAAAGCACAACACGTGCCGCCCGTCTCCATCATCTTCACAATGCCATCCTTCGATGATTAGTACACTACCCGCTCTTCCGTGCGTGACCCATCGATAGTCTTGATGATCCGGCGAGGGCAACGAATCTACAAGCGCTATAAACTTTTCCTGATCCTCCTTCTTCTTCGGCATGAACTCTTTTTTAGCGGCTGTCCTACTGATAGCGCGGACTTGAATAAACGTGCGAGGTCTGCCGTAAAATCCATCAAGCTCGTCGATTAGAATCTCGTATGGCTGCACGTGCTCAATCGCAACGTACTGTCCATCTGGTACAAACTTCAACACACCGTTGCCGTAAATGCCCGCCTTCTTGAACTCAACGAACATCTTACTTGGCACGTCTTGAGATACGCGGACGCCTTCGGTAAACTTATTTATCTTCTTCGCTTGAGAACGTTGTTTCCAAATCGACCCGTCCGTCATATACTGAGTCTTAGGCTTGCTCGAGCATACGACCGATAACATCGTATCGATGACTTCTTTTAGTAAGCTGTACTTGACAACAGGTGTCTCAAAACTGCTGCGATATGGCTGGAATTTCGATGCTTTTCGATCTAGGTTGCGTGATCCAAAGCCGCCGTAAAGAGAACCAAAAAACCAAAAATCATCACGTCGATCAATGTTCTCGCGCTGAAGCGTCTTCATGTCGCTTACTATTGCGCGTGTGACTTCGATACCACCTTCGTCTTGCTGCCACCAGATTTCGTTAAGTGTATTTTCTTTGTAGATATCTTCCATGGTCACCACATCACCGATCGTTGATTTTCTTTTCGTTGCTGCTCGCGAATGCGCGCAAAATCTTTTTCTCGAATCATCTTGTTATACTCTGGTGTGCCTGGCTGCGGCTCTTTTATTTCTTCCTTAGCCATGTACTGCTTGCATTCTCGCCAAGCGTAAAGCATCGAATCAATGCAATGATCAACGCTCCCGGGCTCCACATCATCGCCTTGCTTATTCCATTGCACCGTCTCTAGTTCTTGCACTAACGGATCGCATTTTGACGCGGATACTTGCAAAACGCCATTCGATAGGTCTCCATTCATTAATTTTATATACGCCAGTCTATTGTTTTTCTGCGCGTGATCAATAGGTAATGCATGCCGCTGTCGAAACTCCTCGGTGTACCCGGCGCCTAGTGCGCCCGCGTCTACCACCATTTTGATTAGCTTATAGTTCTTACGGATGTTCTTAATCTCTTCGGCTATCGATGATGGTGTCATGCCGGCTATCTTGTAACTCTCAGCCACGACAACGCTCGGGTAATGTTTCCAGAATCCGAGCACCGAGAATGCGGTACTCGCTGTTTTTTGCGAGGCGCCTAAGTCTACGCCAAGCACATAATAGTCTGGATCTGGTATTTGCGGGTCCTTGTCCCATGTGTTTTTATGGCGGTCGTATAAAAACATTTGTCCGCCTGAATCACGAATCCATGCGCCGTACATGAGTTGTTGTTTTGTGATCGGATCTAGTTTCTCAAGCGATTTATGATAACTGACAAAATCAATGTGCGGATTGTCTGCTGCCAGCGCTGGGATAAACAGTCTGTCTTCTCGGGTGTCTTCGTCGATGAAACGCGCTTTAAAAAAGTCATGCGAAATATCTCCGGGGTTTGTGCAGCACTGTATGCGCAATGGAATGTTGCTCGTGGCTTTTCGTCGCACGCGAGTATGCAAAAACATGTAGGCTTCTTTGCGTATTTGGGTTGCTTCATCGAATCCGAGAAACTGAAACTCTGAAGACTTGTAACGATGCTCGTCGCCTACAGAATCTAGATAGCCAAAGGCGAGCACTGCGCCGGACGCGAACCGAAATGTTTTTTCTGTTCCATCCCAATGCACACCGTCTGTTCCTTTAGGCATCCAGCTTTTAGCGCGGTCCATGATGCAACCAGGCAAGGCAAGGTCAGAATACGTGCGTCTAAATATCATGCCTGCATATCCTGGTTTGTGAGCAAAACGAAGCGATGACATCAATAACCCGCTTGTCTTTGCGCACCCCGCGCTGCCGCCCCACAAGACTTCGAACGCGTCGCAGTCGATTAGCAAACGTTGCTTTTCTGTAGGAATTTCAGGGCAAAAGCGCGCTATCGGATCATCATTCTCGGCTGCGTAGAGTAGTTTTTGCCTGCGCGATAACTCGTTCAGTATCATCGCACCGCGCAAATCCATCTTACTCGGCTATCTCGTACTCGACGACATTTGACATGGGTATGCATGCGTTGCCTAGTCTAATCGAGTCTAGTGTCGGATCATAGTACATGCCTTCTTTTTCGATTTGCCTAAGCGGTGTGCCAAAAAACTTAGTCGTTATTTTGGTTGCTTCCTTTACGCGAAATCTAACAATTTTGATTTGTGTTTCATTACCTAATATCTTTGCCATTTATTTTTCGCTCCATTATTTTTATGTCTAACATGTTTCCGATGCTGCCAGCTGGCACATACGACACATGTCCTGTTTGGTGTTTGATTAAGTACTGCACCTTACGCGTTTCGTGCGTGTATAGTAGTGTTTTATCTGGCGTTACGCCTAAATCACTTAGCAAGTACCTTGCCACGCCAAACCGTCGCAAGGGATGTTTGACATAGCAATAGTCGACGATGATTGCGTCACCTAGATCTATGCCTATGGCGTATCCTATAGCAATTTCTGGATCATCGACTGCGCACGCTACGATAACATCGCGATGCGGCAATATCTCGGCGAGTTGCTGGTGTATGGCGCGCTTGAACACGTCGCCGTTGATCGCGGTGTATTGGCCGTGTGATAACTGGTAGTTGGCGTAGCTGTTTATGTAACTATTAAATATAAACGCTTCATCTGCGGAGTGTGCCGATCTTAGGTGGCAAGGTCTCCGGGTCGCTCGCTGAGATATCGATGTCGCTTGGGATATCAAACGTTGTCTCTTTGCCTTCTTTTAGCACGATTTTGGCTAATCGTTCAAGATCCTCTTTGCTCATGGCGGATAAGTCAATACTTTTAATCTCGGCGCGTTCGTCTGCACGCAAATCGGTAAACGACTGTACGCATGTTCTAAGTAATAGAATTTCTTCCTTTGTTGCGCCGAAACTGCCTGTATTTGATGAGATTTCCATTTGCTCCATCAGACGGCCAATGATTTTATAGGCGGACTTGCGTATCTTTGCGCCTAGGTCGTGCATGGGGTCATCGATTGTTTCACTCATATTCGCCCCCTTTGGGCTCGGTTGCTTTTGCCGGGACTATCTCTGCTTTTTCGAATAGCTCGCTAATATGCACATAGGCCTCGGTACGTTTGCTATCAGCTAATCCTAGCACCCAAAAGGATTGTCTGTTTATATCTCGCATTGATATGCCGTGTGTTTTATCGCAGCGCTTGAGCATCCGTTCGCGCAAAGGGACTATGGTGCGTTGCAGTTTATCTTTGTTTATGCCGGTGACTTTGCTCATTCCGCGCATGGTGCCGCCATTGGCGTACATCAACATCAGATGACGCAATTTGGCAGTTTTGAATGATGCGTGATGCGCGTACAGGCCCAGTGTTCTGTAGTACTCAAACACTGATTCGATAGGATATTTGCATTGGGTGTGATCGGATGGATTCCACTTGATTCCGTGTGTGTTGCCTGTTTGTTCGATGTCTACAAAGCCTGATTCTTTTAGTTTTGCATACCAGAATTTTTCTAGCTTTTTGAATTCTGGCGTATCGTAAAACTGCTGACCACGGTAATCATTACGGTGATCGCTGGCATATCCCCGTGCTTTGTAGACCATGCAATAGTTTGATTCTTGCTATGTTTTAAGCAACAAAGGCGGGGTGATTGTACCTCGTTCTCTAGCGATGCGGTTGCGCAGGATGCGGGCCTTTGTGCAGTATGTGGCGATCATGTCATCGGCTGCGAGGCTTTGGCTTTTTCGCATGGCTTCGATATCGCTTTCGATTTCTGCTAATCGGCTTTCGAGCGCGTCAATGATGTCGTTTGATGGCTTGATTGGTTTGAGTGTTTGCGTTGTCATAATGTGTTGTCTCCAGGTATTTATTATGCAGCAGTTTAGTTTGTTTTTACAATCTCTAATTTCGGTTTTTTCTTCTTGTACGTCACCGGCGACACATAGATTGCGATGCGAATAAATATGGATGATCTGCGTACATCACGTGTGCCGATAACGCGTTTTTCAAGGCCTAAAAGGTAATTGAAGTAATCATATTCGCGCGGTGTCCAATCGTTGATATCGGTGTAATCAACATCTGTCATCCACTGCGATAGTGGCATATCCACAGTTAAATACCCCGGTGTATCTAATCCATCGGTAATGTGGTCGTCGAAATTTTGCAAGTTCGACATGATAAGGTTGCCCATATGGGGGCCTATGTCTTCGTCCCATATCATTTCGCCTGTTGATTTGATTACGGCATATACGTGCCCGTCTAGGTATGTGTAATTCATATTGCCACCCACTGGTTTTGTACGTTGTGATAACGGTGTGTTCGTTCTGGTCCTATCCAAGTCTGTATTTCGGTTATGTATTGTCCGTATTCTTCAGCTGTTTCTACGGCTTCGCTCCAGTTGGTGCCTACCCACAAGATAGGTAACCAATCGTCGTTGTCATCGCTTATGTTTACAACTACGTGGCATTCGTTCAGTGTTGTCATTGCGTATGTCCAAATCACTCTTGGGTGATGATTAATTTTACGGCCCAGGATACCAGCGCATATCCATTTTTTGTAGATTCGTGCGCGAATATGTCGCGGAATCCATCTTTCCGGACGAAGTAATATTTTTCTGAGTCTAGCCATTTATTGGCTGTATAAAAGTCCTCGAATATCTCTTTTACTGCACCTAGAGATCCATCATCATTTAGGTTCATAAGTAAAACGACAATCGGTCCGTGTCTGAATGAATGTGCGTCCATTATCCAACCTGCCTAACGGTGTACACATCCCAGTCACACGCGTTTGATTCTTCATCCAAAAATTGCTGTGTAGTACGATTTAGCTCTTCGTTTGCGTCAAACGCTGCTTTGTATATGCTTTGTGCGGAAAGCCAAGCGTCTGTGCAGTCCCAGATGATATCGTAACGGTTACCATGGTTATCCTTGCCGCTGGCTACGTAGCTGATGCAGTTATCGGCCAATGTGGCTGGGTAGTCTACCGTGATGTCGATGCCGTTGTGGTTGATTGTGTTGTTGGTCATGTGTGCTGTCTCCATTTCTCTAACCTATCAATAATCTGATCAGTTGTCAAGGATTAAAACACCATTGGTGTTATGTGTATCAGTCTAACTTTAGACTTTATCTAATCTGATCATTGAACTTTGGCTGGGTATCAAATTATGTTGCACGTGAAACTGTGCGTAAAGACGTCTGTGGGGCTCTGTAGTCGGTTTTAGTGATTTGATGTACTGTTGTGGCGGTATTGTCTGTTTTCGGCTGCAGGAGCCTACGCCACGAAGACGCGTTTGTGGTCTATTCGATAGCTCTGACAGCACCATCCCCTCCGGAGCCATTTCGGGGACGTACAGTCTTGACTTGGGCTTGGCTAATGGGTGCAGGGGAATTGGGGTTTTTAACCCCTCCGGGGTTTGGTTCGGCCGGGTACTCGCGCGCACACGTTGGAGGCCGGATCAATTTAATTAATTGGTTACCTAGAGAAAGAGATTCTTTGGGTCTGTCCTACGGACCCAAGAATCTCTACTGTTAAGCTAATTACTAGGAATGACCATATATTTTTATGTGGTTGAAATGATTGGTTAAAGTGAATATGTGTGTCCCCCAACTACAGGCATTTTCTCCCCCGCGAACGTCCGAGGTTCCCCCGCGAACGTCCGAGAGATTGCAAATTCACACTTTGAAAAGCTAGTAATTTTTTCAACTTTACAGTTTTACTTGTATTCTTTTTACCGTGTTACTGTTATATGCGAACACAAAAAAGCCACCGAGCGCAATGCACTAAGTGGCTGTATGTATCTTTATGGATATCTAAAACGGTAATTCGTCATCTGTCATCTTGGACTTTTTGATAGACTTCCGAGCACCTCTTTTTTGCTCAACCATCTGTAGTAAACCATCATATGTCCGTACTGTTTGATCAGTTGGATCTAGTCGGAGCATTGTTCCTTCCACGGTCACGCCGCCTGCAACCATCGCTTCGGCTATGCGGGCTATATCCCGGTGTCTCGCTTCGCACCAAGCACGCATTCCATACTTGCGAACGCCTGAATCTACATCCTGACCACACGCCTCTAACCACTCGTTAATTGGCGCCTCTATCGGTTTTTTATCCAAACAATAAGCCACAATCTTTTTGCGTATCATATAACTAATTCCAATTACATAAGAAATATCTTCCTTGGGCAACTCTATACACGCCCTTGGTATCTGCATAAAACAATATCGCAGCTGCCACGACACCAGTCTAGCGTGCATTAACCCAATATTTACACCATCAAGGCTGAAATTACGTTGGCTCCTGTCGACCCTCCAAAAATCAATCAACCCATCACCATGCATAACCTCATCGGTACGGAATTCCCTGATAGTTATCTTCGCCATCAACCTCAGTACATCTTTTATTCGCTTAACATCATCATCACGATATACCGATAACGTCTCCCCGGTTGACTCAGACTTATATGATCGTTTCTTAACGCCGATCATATCCATCAAATCGTTGATTCCATTCCTAAGGATAAACCTGCCGCATGTCTTACGACCTTGATCACTCCACATCACCAGACACGCGAAATAAACACGAAGAAAATACGGCGTGAACACCGTCCCAAGCTTTACGCGTTGCCCATCCATAATCGCCATGTTGTCGCCAAAATACGGAACACGTAATATCGGACCGTCATCATCTCTAGATTCTACCGATCCATCTACGTACATTCCACCATGTGCGCGCGCAGCCATCACGCGATCAGTACACATTGCCGCATTTACGGTGTCAATCTCTTCAGGCGTCTTAAAACCAATAGGTTGCTTTGCATGATTATCCTCCTGTTTTATGGGCGTTTGCTCAACATGATCGGCCTTAGCAACCACCGCATCAACATTCGGAGCACTATCGTAACGCGTGCCATATGGCCCAGGCTTCACATCTAACCCGCGCTCAATACGCTTAACATTATCATCCGCTATTTCAACCTTCGACATAGGTTTCACACGTTGATATACACGTGATGATTCCGGGCTGTTGATTAAATATCCATCATCATTATTACCGTCGCCAATAATCTTACTAAGCTTATCAAGCTCAGCCTGTAACGCTGTTTTGTTTGCTTCGATATCACTCATTGTTGTCTCCTTCGTCTGTCCAATGCTTTGGATTGTGTACATCTTTAGTACCACTATTTAGTTCACTCGCTACTTCGATGTTGTAATACATGCGTTCGAGTTCGTACTGTAATTTACGACGTAAAATCTCTTCTTTGCTTAATCCTTTGTTGTTGTTATCATCCATATTGCACCCCTTGTTCCGGATCACACGATGGATGACAGACCCATCGCGACACCCCTGTAGATCGCCGTTAACGATCATGCAATGTCCCGTGATTATAGACAGGGGGTGCCTGTTAATGCAACAATGTTTGCGCATGCAAATGATAAGTGCATAATCATCGGCGGAGGCAACACAATGATTAAGCTAATCACTCAACGCGCACACGATTACATTGCATCACGATCAACACCTGTTAGTATACCTACTGCTCCGGAGACAACTGACTGGTGTAGTGTTGTCTCCAAAAATAATATTGCGTCCGCCTCGTTGACTCCGGAGCACTTAATTAATCGCACCGAGTGCAGCCAAGTACCATTGCCTCGCGCAAAAGACTACGACGCGCCACTTGTCATCGGCGTAGACCCAAGCGGTAAAGCCACCGGAGTTGCTGTATTTCTGCGCGGTAAACACGTGTGGTCCACAACCGTGCATCCAGATAAGGGACTTACGGGCGTCATCCAAGACATGCGCTCAAGCCCGGTAAAACCCGCAAAAGCATGGATGTTTGTTGAGCATAATGACTTTGGATTTAAGCAATCAATCGCATCTATGGCGCACGCTGCAGGCGTGATCGAGACTATCTACACAATGCTCGGCGTAGATATTAAGTTACACAAAATCAAACCAGGTGAATGGCGCAAAGCGCTCGGTTTGCGCACCAAAGGTGATGGTTTAAAATTAGAGTCCATGCACCGCTGCGGAATAATGAAGATCAAAGTAAGTAGCCACGATGAGGCCGAGGCGGTGCTAATCGCAGAATACGGATCTGCACAACTGCGATATCTAACCAAGATAGACGCGGCAAAAGAAACCAAAGGAAGATGAAAAGCACCAAAGACATCGAGCGGTTGATTGCAAACCTAATCGATGGCCGAGGTGGTCGATACGGTTTTAGGGTTCTGTTGCCAGATATTGAATATCATCAGGTGTGGAACGATACGCATGATGTTGCAGATTATGTAGATCACAACTACTACGATCACTATCAACGCGCGTATATCGATATACACATGCCTAACGCCGATGGTGTCGTAACCCGATCAAACGATAACCGATTGACGATATCTATTTGGACCGAGAAAACAAAGGACGAAATGTGAATCCAATCATCCGATCACTAGTCGATTTGATGGATGCTTGCGCAGACGCATCATCGGAATTTGTGTGCATCACCATCATGATGCCGCCCAATCTGTATAACGTGATCGAGGCCGAATGCATCAAACGCAATTACATATCCACCCCAGATTTATCGCATGCTACCGGCGAGCGCGAAGTGCAGCTAAATCACACCTACGCGCATACCGTCATACGTCCCGCCATGGATATTACTAAAACTGATCAGAAAATAGTTGACGTGTAATCATAGGGTTGTTAGTGTTAGCGGATGGAGATAACGCATGACACACAACGACTTGATCGATCAACTGGCCATTGGCTATGACATTGGCTGCCCGTATAACGCGCGCTCGGTTACGCCCTACGACGACGAGCCACCAACGCGAGACGCGCCTGATTTGCAGCGGCTAATACTGGCCGCCTGCCTAATCTATGATGATATGCAAGGGGACGCAGAATGATATCCCGAATCAAAAAAATAGAAGAGCTGTATGCTTGGGCTCTAACTCAGCAGACAGATATACTACTGAACTACCACCGCGCATTACGCGCTAAATCAACCTATCAACTGGATGCGGCCGAAACAGAATTGTTACGCGCCGTAGGCCGGGAGTTAGACAATAGATATTGGGGGGTCGATGACAAGGGCTATCAAGATTGCTGACCAAATAGAAAACGAAGCCTATTGGCTGCAAAAACGATTCGAACTAATCACCGGCTCTGACGTCGCGGCGATCATGGGTATCGATAAATATTGCACGCCACGCAAGCTTTTTGAGCGCAAAACAAACAGAGATAATGATTATGTGCACTGTGGTCATTCGGACCGAGGCCATGGAAATGAGCAGGCAATATTAGATCTGTATTGCATCAAAAACAATGCCAAGGCGCGGCTGGTAAGTGGATTGTACCAATCACAGGAATATCCATGGCTTGGCGCCTCGCCCGATGCGATTGCACTACGCAACAACAACCGCGCGCTAGTCGAAATTAAATCACCCGCCAGACAAGGTAAATATGATCTGCGTATATATTCCGCACAAGCGCAGCTACAAATGATCGTGATGGGCTATGATGTTTGCGATGTCGTAGTGGGCATACCGTCGCTTGTGTGGTTTGATCCGTTCGACCGACCAACATCACCACTATCATACCTTGATTACATGATTGCTGTAGGTTTGCCATACTACTCCCAATCTTTAGACGCGTTCGTCGACCCGATACACCCCGCAAAAGCACGTATTGTTTACAATGACATTGAAATTGTACCGGTATATAGAACCGATACTGATGAAACCAAAATCATTGAATCAACACGACAATTTTACGACGCGATGGTGGCCGGGTCGCTGCCTATAGAATTATGGTGAATTGTGATTGATGACGAACTTTTCATGAAAAAGGTTTATAAGTGCTCTTCAACGGGGTGTTGGCTTTGGGATGGAAGTTTAGTTGCCAACGGATACGGTCACTTAGGCCGCAGGCGGAACGGGAAGAAGATTGACTACCGTGCGCACCGGTATAGTTTTGAGATGCATAACGGCCCCATTCCAGAGGGCCTTTGCGTTCTTCATACGTGTGACGTGCGCAACTGCGTTAACCCAGAACACCTTTTTCTTGGCACGCCACTGGACAACGCAAAAGACCGTGATCTGAAGGGACGTAGACGCTCTAAATTGTCAAACGAAGACGTAGTCTCAATTCGCTTGTTTCTAAACCTAGGAGCTAAGGGGCGAGATATCGCGGAAGCTTTCGGGGTTTCACAACCGACCGTTTCCTATATAAAAAACGGCAAGACGCTCCGTTGGTAAATGGCGTAGTTAATTAATATTGACAAGCATCTGATCAGTTGATAGGCTAGAAAAATGGAGACAACAATGAACGCACAATTTATCAAGATCGAGCCAGGAGAACTAAATTACTGGGCCATGTACATATGGCGCAACGTACTGCTGGATAGCTTCGGAATGCTAAAAGACGAAGTCGCAGTGGGCCCCGACGAAGTCGCAGATATCGCAATCGCAGCATTCGAACGAATTATGGGTGATATCAATCCATCAGATAGGCAACGGCTAGTAGATAAACTTAGCTACGCGATTGTGATGGATAGGCTCAAGACTGAGGTCAAGAGTATATCCTACAACGAGGTGTCGCTATGACACGCGACGAACAAATCGAACTATGGACTCGGTTATGTAACGATAAGTTGCCACCATCGGCAGTGCGTCAACGTGACGGGTTCAAAGGATCAAAACTTAGCTATGTAACCGGTACTTATGTCATTGGTAAGCTAAACGAGATTTTTGGCCTGCGCTGGACCAATGATATTATATCAATGCATTGCTCTTATGGGCCCGTAGTCCGTCAATTCAAATCCAAAGATGGATCAGAGTATGAGCGCTACGTATCAGCGCACGAATGCCAAGTTAAGTTGTCAATCGTACTCGATGGAGTAGTCACCTACAAATCAGGTGTTGGGTCCGGGTCTGGCATTGATAGCGATCCCGCCAAAGCGTTAGAGTCATCCGCCAAAGAGGCCGAGACAGACGCGCTAAAGCGCGCAGCCTATAAGTTTGGTAACGCTCTCGGATTGGCGTTATACCCCGACGGAGATGAGCCCTATGCCATGATCGGTAGTACGTTGTACAACATCGATGGATCACACACCGACCTTGGGTTATTGTACGACAGCATGATCAACGCCACCACGATGGCTGATCTAACCGCCATTGCCGCACGCATCAAAGACCAGGTAGGTACATCTAGACTGTCGAGCAAAGACGAAAATGATTTACGCAAAGCGTGGGCCAAACGTCGCTCTGAGCTAATGCCCAAGCCAGCGCCAAAAGCAAAACCAAAAGCAGAGCCTGCACAAGAGGATGAATATGACCACATGGTTGATGACCTGTCAGACCCGGAGGCCTTCTGATGCGCGCACTATGCATAATCACATTGTGGATATTTGGCGCGTGCAGTGATGTCTCCCCACAACTCATTGACGACGACCTCACCGCGTCAGATGATATTACGGGGATTGATATATCAGAGATCGATAACGCACGAACACAATGCATCATTGGCGTGATCAATAAAATGTTTGATCCCTTGTGCATTCCCGTCGAACTTACGTTTAATCACAAAGCGAGCATAGCCATAACATGTCGCCAACCCAACGCGATTGGATGCACACTTATACATCACAACACCGCATATGTATACACAACGATTAACGCAGAAAATAAGCCATTACAAATATATTCTGATGGTACCGAAGGTGATATTTATGTCCATGAACTGACACACGTGCAGACGTATTGCGCTACTGGTGATGTCGATAGTAACCACAAACGCTTAGTGTGGGCCGACGACTTGATGCGCAAAATAAGCCTAGCAAAACAATTGGCAAAAGACGCCGGATGTTACAAGCAATAAAGGATACAATGGTGACTAATCAATTAGATGTTTTTCGACCTAAAGAATCAACGGATAAATGGGGTTCCCCGCAATGGGTGATCGATAAATCAAGTGTAGTATTAGGCGGAATAGGATTAGACCCCGCATCGTCTGACATTTACAATCAACGCGTGGGCGCTGCCGTATTTTACACCGCCTTAGATAACCCACTGCATCGTGATTGGTTTGGATCTGTATTTATCAATCCGCCTGGCGGGAAAACAGGACGCACATTGCCAAAAGCTTTTTGGAATAAACTACTTGCTGAGATCGAGTTAGGCAACGTTCCACATGGGATTTTCCTATCGTATCGACTGGAAATGGTACGCACCACGCAGCTTCGTTGCAAACACTCGCTACTCGAATACCCTACGTGCATATTCTCCCGTCGTCTTGTATTCGTAAGAGAAAACGGTGAAGAGGTGTGTGGGACCATGTCGCCATCATGCATCACATATGTTCCTGGAAGCATCAACAATACTAAATTATTTGTGCAAGAGTTCGGAGACTCGGGCCTAATCATTGGATGAGGACAGTAAACAAATGAACATCGATAATCGTTTTATGGCCAAGGTTGATAAAGGTGATTCGTCTTCTTGTTGGCTGTGGATGGGTAGCCTAAATAACCAAGGTTACGGGCAGCTAGGTCGAAGACGCCACGGGAAACTTCTTCACTATCAGGCGCATAGGTATAGTTTTGAAATGCACAACGGACATATTCCCGATGGACTCTGCGTTCTTCATAAGTGTGATAGGCCACGATGTGTAAGACCTGACCACCTTTTTCTGGGCACGCGCGGCGACAATGCGAAAGACCGTGACCTGAAAGGACGCGTCCAACGCGGAGAGCAACATTATCGCGCTAAGTTGCTAGACGCGGACGTCACCTCTATCCGCACCTTCCTGACCTTAGGCGAGAAACAGAAAGATGTTGCGGAGTTCTTTGGCGTTGCACAACAGACTATTTCCAAAATTAAAAACGGAGAGACGTGGCGTTGGCAGATCGGTTAGTTCATCACCAACCTATAATGGACAAAAAGTATGGAAACAAATAAAAAACAAAAGCTAAAACGTAAAGACTTAGAGCATCGCATCGACACGCTTCAGCGCTTATTGCAATATAACGTGATGCTGATTGCGGCGTTGTCAGACGCAACGTTACCAAAAACACATGAAAATCACGGGGAAATCATGCGTTTTATAGACACTTTGGCATCACAAGTTGGGCTCGAACGAAAGCCTGTAATCATATGACAATAGACAGCAAGAGCGGTTACGATGTCTGGAGAGAAAACAATTTGTTTTTCGATACGTTGAATGAGTACTACTACGACGTTGACCATGGAGCATCGTTAGATGCATACGATAAGGATTTTTTATCCATGGTTTTGGACTGGGAAAAGTGGCGCGAGGAGCATATTAAGTGACGGAACACGCAAAACGTAAACCCACATATAGTTTATACGCAGTCAAAAAACGACCACGCGGCGAAAAGAATACGCGCGATGACTACACAAATATTTGCTCGATCTGGATTGATGACAAATACGACGCGAGTTTTAGGCCAGAATGTACATTGCAAAAGTTTGCTGATCTTTGGGACGAGGCATCAAAAGGGCAGTATAGTAGCGTCTATCTCAAGATTCGTGGTCTAAACTCAAGCGCCACGGCTGTATCAACAAATGAGGTCAAACACTATGCACAAGATATTATCAACGCTATCAGTCCCGCTAAAGATCCAGATTTTGGCGACGACGATGTTCCTTTTTAATTGCGCTGCGACAATTAAAACATCCACGTTAGATTATTATAAAGTCGCGCTGGTATCTGTCGATGAGGCCGTGAAAGCAGGCATGGAATACGAGGTGACTATGTTGCCTAAAACTTGTTACAAAGATGACGCGTGCATAGAACAACATCTACGTAAGTGGTTTATTGCGCTCTCTACAATCACCATAGCGTCTAAGTATTTGCAAACTGCATACGATAAGCAAAACACAGAAGATAGCATCAAGGCATTGGTATGCTCGGTATCCAAACTGCGCGAGGTCAACACACTCCTGTTATCTGCTCAAATGGCGCTACCAAAAGACTACCAATCATTTTTCATCTTTTTAGATTCGCAGGCTAAAGGCATGATATGCTTACCAGAACCACCCGCTACGCAGTCTTGA